AAAAAGACTTTACTCTTAAACTGAAAATGAAAAGCATCCCGAAGTTGAACATCAGGATGCGTGTCGCCAGCATTAAGATAAAACACATCAGGATCGACCGTAAGTTCATACGGAGCAAACTCTAGATGTAGGTCTGAAAAGATACCGAATTTCACTATACTTCCTCTTCCTTCACGACCATCGGATTAGATCCGCCAATTGTCTCTGCCCATAGAATAGCAGAACTTGAACTGGTTGTAAAGACCTCAGATTGATACCAGTGATTACCGATGTTATAACTAACAGTATACTTTTTCATCACGCATGTCCTCCAAACTGACCGTTGCCAGGATAAGCCAGCACGGCATCCATTATGTAGTTTTGTACTTCACGGCCGCTTTCATTTAAGCGCCAGTGGTTACCACGACGAAGTACCTCAACGAGTTGACGCGCATCATACTCTTCAGGATTCCACTGATTCTCAAGCCCGTAGCAAGAGCAGTGGGAACCATACGCCCAGTAATAGCGATCACCGTTGCGATAGATCACATTGGCGTAACCTTCGTAATACGGAGTATCGTACTCGGCATATATTACATCATCAGGCTCAGGCAAGTCTATATCAAACTCACGTTGAACGTCAGCCCAAGATCCAAACTGTCCATCATAAACTTCCATCACGTTTTCCTTCCAAGAGTTTCAACATCGGCACCATCAGTAATATACTGGTAGCCGGTCTTGTTTGCGATAGGCGCCAGGCGCTTCTTCTTCTCTTCAATAGCCTTAACAGTAGCAGCAGATTCCTCACGGTCGCGCTTCCACTTGTAGTCCTCAACCGAACGCTTGAAGCCATTGCCAACCGAGTTAGAAAGCGGCGGCAGATTACTCACAGGGCGCTCAGGAATATTCAGCATACGTTCCTTTCGCGGCCGATCCTTAAGAATGCCAGCAAAGTATGCTTTACGCTCTTCACGGAGACGCAAGGTCTTCTTAGACGGCTTCTTGCGGCCTGAGGAAGTCTTAGTATATAGCAGTGCCATTAATAAACCTTTACAGTGAGGGCACCATGAACCTTTGCTTCAAGCAAAAGATTTGAAACGTCATCAGCCGAAAGAACCTTACCAACAGCAGGCTCAATACGATTTTCAAGAGTAGATACCACAAAAGAACTATTGCGGGTCTTGAGAACAATCTTTTCCTTCAACTTAACCATAATCTTCCATCATCTCCTGATAAGAACCGGGAACGAACATAACACCTTCGTTACTTCCGTAGAACAAAAAGTGTCTATAGTAGGGAGTATATATGGTAACCCATTCCATGTCAACAGCATTTGGCTGTAACTCCCAAAAATATGAAACCATCACTCAATCCAACCTTCCGAATACTCTTCCTTTTGTGTGCTGTAATATGTATGAAGACCTTCCAGATAGGAATTGATATCTTCAATCGGTATCTCCATGATATCGCGCTTCTCGGCCACGGTCAAGAGATATTCGCGCATCAACTGAGGAATTTCATTATAGGTAATATAGGGCTTACGCATACTTCACCTTGTGCTTTACTTTCCGAGTATAGGCCTTAGGGTTCTTCGTCACTTGCGGACGGAACTTTGGTGTCCACAAGGCTTTCGCCACATGATTCCTAATATTTGAAGTTGCCGGACGCTTCATTGTCACTATATCCTGCTGCATAGGCTTCCCACTCATAAGAGTCCGGCTCACAATCACGGCGAGGAGTTGAGTATGTCGCACCAACGAAATAGTGCGGATCAAAGTTGCGACGGTAGTAAGAGTCCGCGCCACCACGATCATACGGGCCGCCGTGTCGCTGGCTATATTCGGTCTTAAGCATCTTCCGATTCCTCTTCCAGTTCATAGTGAGAAGCAAGGTCTTCCCAGTCAACCTGACGGAGCGCGGCATTCATGATATCAGCCACGAAACCATTTTCGGGAAGCTGATCATAATCGGACATCATAGAAACCACAATAGCTTCAATCTGATCGGCATCAAGAGTCTCGCCCTCATTAACGATATCCTGAAGATAATCGCCATACCACATGTTGACGAGCCAAGTTTCGTAGTTAGTCCAACCGTTATATTCGCGGCGTTCCATATTAGTTCTTCTCCATAAGGATCTTGACAATCTGTGCGGTAGACTTGCCTGTGCGGCGCGCAATGTGCGCGACAGTCAAGTTGGGATTCGAATCAAACAAATCACGGATTTCAGAGTTGGTCATTCTTACATGCTCCAGTAAGTTTCGCTCGACGGCGAGCAGTAGTAAGGGACATTGATACGCTCAAAGAACGGCTTCCCGCTCATGATGTTGGTACGCTCTACAATCGCTTCAATCTCATCATGGAAATAACTGCGGTCAGCAACGGCAATCTGTTCGGCCGTATACTTCCCAGACTTGATTAATCGCGTCATGTGAGACTTAGCAGCAGCCATGGTCGGGAAAATCGGGTCATTGTACTTAGCCTTTTTCCCAGCGTAGCGGGTGGTGGCAGTCTCGAAAACAACGTAGCTCATGGTATCCTCAGTCATTGTCATATACTATAGATGGGGTCGGCAAGTCGGTTTTTCAAGGGCAGTTTACGCATATCTGCTATGCACCGGACGCATGGGTCCAATAAAGAAGCGATACAACTTGCGATAGAGGGAGTGGGTCATCATCATACACTATAGATGGGGTTGGCAACCCGGAATTTCAACGCCTAAAAACGAATAGCAGGTATGCTTTTGGCGCATACCTGCTACATTATACAGCTTAAAGTAGTACGAAGACTACATTTTGACGATTATCAATTCTTTCTCATATTTAAGAATGTTCTCACAAAGCTGTCATTAATTTCATATCCGTTTTTTCTCATCATTTGGTATTCTTTCGAGTATTCTGTTCGGAACATTCTGGTCAGGCCGGTTTCTTCTGTATTCTTAAAGCCGTTCATGGCACCGATTACTGCTCTTCCCCATGCGATCATGGTAGGGACTCCTTTCAAGTCTTGTGTGATTGTCTACTAATATATAGTGTTTCGCAACTGCGAAATCAATGCGACATTATGACTTAATGTGAGAGCGGTGAACTTTTACCATTATCCATTCATTGTAGAATTTATCTGGATTTTCCAAAACTTCTTGCTGCATTTGGAGTTTTGCTTCCCAGTAGTTGGCTGTGCCTCTGGTCTTGCAAAGTTTAACTATCTCACGCTCAAAGTTTTCAGCACCATGCTTTTCAACGTCTGCGATGAGTTCTAGATTAGAACCATAGTAAGATTTCCAGTCAGATTCTTTTTCGACTTTCTTTCTTCTTGTCTTGCCCTTCACTTTCTTGCGACGAATAGACTTGAAGATTTTCTTGCCGATATATCTCTTGTTGTCTTTAAGATTGGTGATGATGTACACGAAAGCTGCGTAGCCTACTGTATCATCATCACCAATTTCTTTGCCGTTATATAACCACATGATATACCCCTTTAAAGGTATATATGTTAGTTTCCTAAACTAACCCAAGTGCCGTTAACCCAAACTTGATTGTGTCTATCAAGTTGATCTTTTTCTTCTTCAAGAGAAGGTCCGGCTGGGCCGTTAGCGCCAACTGCACTTGATGTTGACATATCACTACCAACTGCACCATATGCATATGATGCTTGATAAAATGTAGGACAGTTAATGCTACTACAAGTATAATTCATAACACCGCTGATTGTAATGCCACACTTTGGGCATTTGTCTTTCATCAAGCTTAAAGGTACATAAGGTTGAGTATATGGAACAGGATTCAAATTCTGATGCCTCTTACCTTCTTCTAGACCGATTTTAAAGCCATCTTTGAATCCTTTCGCGTAGTCATCACTCATCTAGACCGCCATATCCAACACCGTTGTGAATATACATTCCTTCAATGTTTGGTTTATAAGGTCTAAAAATCCATCTCAATATCTTACTCATTTTCATCATCCTCTAAGTCTACTTCATTTTCATCAAAACATTCTTCACCGCAGAAGGAACAGAAACGTGGCTGTCCCTGAGTTTCTTCGTAGTTGTAAAGCACTTTGTATGATGACTCACAGTAGTTGCATTTTATCTTTTCTACTTCTTTTGTCATTTTTCTATCCTTAGATTTCACAACCACCGGCTACACACGCTAATTCTTGTGAGCCAGTTGTTGCGTCTTGCTTCTCATATGTAGCTAACTTTGTCCAGTCAACTGACTTAGGCATCTTAGCAGCAAGAGCATCATATTCTTCCTTGGTGCAATCCTGATAAGGAGCCTGCTTGTATACGTGATCTGAGAATGGCAAGAATGATACGCCAGACATTTCATCAAAGTGATTATAAACCCAAGCACCAACTTCTGGCCATTCTTCTTCCTTGACGGACACAGTAACAGATGGCTTATGCTCACACCAATGACGCTGATATGTAAGCCACAGTTCAAGTTGTTGAATAGCAGTTAGATCCTTACGGAACACAGCATGATCAGGAGACTTCTGCGGGAATGAAAAGACATAAGTGTGCTGAGGCTTTGTTACATCGTCTTCAACAGGGAACCCCATGTCCTTCATCATTAGTGCTAGTGGGTCTTTCTTGTCTGCGCGAACAGTACGAATATAATAGGGACTGTGACGAGCATGAATACCACTAGCCGAATCGACCAACTGAGATACGGTGCCAGAAGGTTTGACGCAAGTAATAGCAGCAGATACAGGAATACCAAGTTTCGCAGCCCAAGTAGCGTTAGTTTTGACTGCTTCATTGCGTAGATCCTCCAACATTGATTCGAGTGCGCCATCAAGTATTACTTTAGCCCCAGTACCATTCGTGTACTCATTGTCCATGATACCGGTCAAAGACACACCAAGCAAACGCTCTTCTTCGCAATTCTCAGACCACTTCTTGCTCAAGTATTTGAAGTTGGTAAGTGAGGATTGAAATGTACCAAGTATAGTTGCGAGTTTGACTTTTCGTTTGAGAGTTTCTGGGGTGTCATCTCCTCTAACGACAACCTCTGTGAGGTTGCAGAACTCTCTGGAACGTAGAATGATTTCACTACATGGGTTGGTGCCGAAATCGTGATTCGGATCTCGTCTTCCAAACTTCTCAGCCTGCTTCTTCGACGCTGCTCTCGAGAAAATGCCGCGTTCGCCAGAGCGCGACTCATAGAGGGAAAGCCACTCGCGCATGAAGATGCCCACATCAGGCTTCTCTTTAGCCACAAATGAGTTGTTTGCGAGAGCGCGTTGGACATTTTCTTTCCACCAGTCACCAGACTTTGCAACGCGCATTCTATCATCACTAAGGTCAGAAAGAGAAATAAGTGCAGAACGTCTAACGCCACCGACAACCACGATTTCAGCAATCTTACAAACGATATCATGTGCCTCCAATGTGGTCAAACGACGACCAGCAGCCTTCTTGAATGTTGATACGCAAAACTTAAATAGGTCTTCAAGCGGTGCTGGGCCAGAAGCACGACCACCAAAGGTCTTAAGCGGCGCGCCAGCTGAGCGTACCTTAGAAAGATCCCAACGAGGAACCTGACCAGCGTAAAGAAGATGAATAAGTTCCTTGAGAGACTTTGCCCAACCAAGCTTTGAGTCGGCCACTACGATGTTTGTTTCAGTGTCGTGAAATGAATCCGATACAATAGGCAGTTGATCAACAAACTTAGACTCAACAGAGAAACCAACACCAGTGCCATTCATAAGAATGTAGAGGATTTCATCGAATGAACGAGGATTATCTACAGCAACATAAGAGCAATTGTAGCCAGCAACATTCTCGCGCTTGAGTGCTTCACCAGCAGTCATTAGACAGCGCATAGATGGCATGATTTCAAGGTTCAATACAGCATCTTCAAGCTGCTTACGTTCTTCCTTGGTAACAGTATAGCCAGTATTTTCCTTGATGTGTTCATCAAAGAAGTTGAAATAACGAGCAACTGTTTCATCCCAGTTTTCACGACGATTTTCATCCCACAACCACTTAGCATAGCGGCTCTTATAAATGAACTCTTGATATAGTGTCGGTAACATATTACTGCCTGACATACGTGTAGTCTCCTAAATTTTTATTGATTGTTTTCTAGTACGTTCTTAAGTGAGGGGAATTGTTCAACGATAACATTCCAACACTGTTCTGCGATTAATCTATGTTCCTTCTGCGTTCCGTTGGCCATACGTAGTTCGCAGTAGTGGATCCATGAACGGAGTGATCCTGACATATACATGCGTGACATAGTGAGACCTTCAGGAAGAACAGAACGAGCAACTTCTTTTGCGATTCCATTTTCTATTGCCCATTCATATGCATTTTGCGCGTCTCGCATTAAATCATTTTGAACGGTAATCCAATCGAATGCCAGACCCAAATCATTTGTTTCAATACTGTTCTGCCGATTCTTCTGATCCTGCAAACGAGCTTCGCGCGGTTCGGACATCTCAGTTACAGCAGCATAACGCTGGCTGAACTCCTGAAACGAGAACGACCGATGCCGAAGGATCTGACGGCCGATATCACGGGTAGTCTGTATCTCCATAACAATATGTACCATTTCAAATGGCGACCAGTGCTTGTTCTTCACAAGATACTTAAGAAGGCGTTCGCTATCTGGGTTGTCCTGATTTGCAGGATTAGATACGCGGGCACAATAAGCAATCAACTGTTCTGCGGTCATAAAGTTATTCGTCTCATGGTTGATCATAGTCGGCTGCGTAACGCCGATCAGTCTCACATTTTTCATAATTTATACTTCCTGATATGTCTTGATAAAAATATTATTCTTGCAAGGATAGAACTCGCCTTCAACACCTTTGATAATCCAATCGCCAGTAGTTGCTTCCATGCGGCCTTCTAATGTATCTATCCACAGAGTAGGAGGGTTGGTGCTAAAGCCTACATCACCACTGTTTATCCACTCTTCTATATCTAGTACAGACTTTGCATCTGTCAATTGCATTGCTTCGATTGTTACAGGCTTCTTTCTAAATTTTCTAACGTTATTCATCAGTTTATTCCATTAAGTCTATTCTTATAATCATTCATAACTTTTTCTCCCAATTCAGCATAAGAACAATGGGCACAATTTTTGCCTGTGATTAGATAATTCTTGAGAATGTGATTATATAGACGAACATCACCGCCATCAACATACAACTCACTAATATCAATACCACTATCACGTATAAAACGAACAGAATTGAAAATGTAATCCATGTCCGTGGTGTGTTTGTATTTCAAAACAGATAGCAAATCATAATACTTCGCACTATCTATTTTTGACAAAGAGTACAAGATAGAATACACAGTTCCTATCTTATGATTTAGTGAAGCTGACTTAAAGATATCAGCCACATCTGTAACTAATCCATTATACGAAACATCAGAGATACTTCTTTTGTCCCATATAAAATTCCAGTTGTTCTGAATCATGTATGACAAAAGATTTTTTAGATCAACTGGATTTCCATAGTCTAGATACTTTTTTCTACCACATAGATAGTCAACAACAAAATAATATTGGCTATTCGTCTTATCCCAATTGACAACTTTTCTAAGTTGCAAAGAAGATAGTTTGAAGTCATCTACGTTTTCAAGAATACTCAATTCTTTATTGCCACACGTGCCAATAAAGTCGCTGAATTGTGGTTGATATTTCTCTTCAAAGATTCCTGATAAGTCTACAAAGCTTTTCTTGATAACTTCGTATCCAAGATAGTCTACATCTGTATATCTTATCGATGTGTACTCATGTGTTGGTTCTAAAACAAAATGAGTGGTGTAAGGTATTCCAGCTCCTTTGTAATACAACCCGCTTTTAATACCGATGGTAATTCTACCATCAATGTAGTGTAAAGGCTCATCAATACGAAGATGATCTAGAATTTGACCTTGACGGTCGTATATGTCAACTAAACTTTCCGCCATGCTTCAAATTCTAGCTTTGCTCTCAAATCATTGAACGTATGTTTATCTATAATACTCTGAATTTCAGAGGATGTCGTTCCAGTCAGGATCCAGTCGTTTATGTCTTTTGCTACTATATTTTGAGGCCAAATAAAAATATAATCACCGTGACGAATTGTCTTATTCATTTGCTTAACAATGTCAGCATTTCTTGGTTCATTGTCATGAATGAATACGTAATCATAATTACCAAGCAAAAGAGTAATATTATACAACGAGGCATCCATAGTTGCAAGTGAATTCTGCAAGAATAGACTATCGATTGGGCCTTCAACAACATAAACGCGCTTCGTCAAATCTACGCGATCAAGTCCGTAGATTTTTTTGAAGTCTTCATCCATCTTGATTGTGATATACTTAACTTTGGATTTACCTATAGCACGACCCTGGAAACCAAGAAGCTTTTTGTCTTGATCGTAGAATGGGAATATGATACGTTGTTCTTCAAACAAAGTCTTTTCATAATCAGGCAACATCTCCAGAACAAACGCCTTGAAGTTGGATGTATAGTATATATCGTTCATTTTATCACGCGGTATCTTACGCGATATAAGATACTTCTTTGCCGCATGTTCTTCTGGTAAAGAATTGATTGTCGGCAGATTGATCTTTGGTACAATATTGAATACAGGCTTTGTCTTTGCTATGGAAAAGTCTGGTTTTGCCACATTACCAGTGGTCTCATTCTTGTAACGCTCTAACTGATACTCACGATACAGTGACCTATCAATCGTTTTGAGAAAGTTTCCAATAGATAAAGAAGTGCCACAGTTATGACACTGGAAAAACAAATCAGACTTGCGGCGGTAGAAATAGCCGCGCGTCTTCAACTTATTCTTATGGGAATCTCCGCAGATAGGGCATCGAAAGTTCCATAAGAATTCCGATTTCTGCTTGAAACGTTCCAGCTTAGTGGAAACAAGTGATACGTATTTCCGATCAATATACAAAGACATAATGCCACCTAATGTTACATAGATGGCATTATATCAGGTAGTGTTAGAAAGTCAACGGTTAATCGAATAGTTTACCAATGTTGATTGCGTTGTTTGCTATTAAGAACAATAGGAATGTAATGATGGCTGCTGCACCATATTTCCACATTTCAATCTGCCCAAGGCGACGAGAGATACCGGTATCTTCCTTTTGAATCTCTTGTCTTAATTTTTGTAGTTCAGCCAGAATCGATTTCTCAGAATCTTCTATCTTATCGGTCAGTTCTTTGTTCACTGTGTTAATACGATTGTAAATATCTTTGATGTTATTGTTTGTTTCTATTCTTCTCATTTCCAGAACGCTCTGCATCTCCGCTGTTGTTTTCTCTTGGTTCTCAAGTCTTTGCTCTTGCAAAGATACCATTCTAGAAAGGCTGGATGCAATCTCTTGCATCTTGTCTATCGTAGTGTCGAATTTCTCTAATAAAGCTGACATAGTTACTACATCTTTTTTCAGTAATTCAATATCAACTTTAATTTCTTGTTCGGACACAGCACTTCACTCCTATATTCTTGTTTTATTTATCTCTTCCTGTTCCCGCAGGCTTCTTGGGAGCCTTAGTAACAGGTGCTTTATTAGGTATTACTTTTACATTGAGTTGTGGTTGTTGTGATGCTGTAACAGCGGCCAACTTCTCTTGCTTTTCCATCACGCGCGAACCAAACCAGAATGCGATAATGGTAGAGAATAGAGACATTGTGTCCGGATCCCAGACAGCATCAAGCATAGTTGGGATATCTTGACCCTGCTTGATCATAACATATGCCGCAGACCATTTAACGGCCACAAAGAGAATAAAGAATGAATAGGTGATAACGGGTCTGATAGAAGCTCGTAGTGCGTTGATAAACTTGCCACCATCAAGAGACTTATCATGATCAAGAGCTGATTGTCGAGACTCAGCGTCAGCCTTAATCTCCTCAATATGATACTGTATGCTTGCCTGTGTTGCGGCAGCATTAAGTTTGATCTTAGTAAGTTCAACTTCATATTTTAACTCCTGCTTACGCTCAAATATTCTCACAATGGAAGGCAGTAAACTTCCTAAAATTCCTAAAAAAGGTGCTATTAATGCTAACATTATTTACCTCGTTTATTGCTGTTTATCGGCGTCATGGACGTAGTTGTCTTCTGCACTTCTTCGCCGCCGTCTATCAATTGTACAATCTTCTCTTGCCCTCTTGTCCATGCAGCAACACCTATAATTGCTGCCATGGCCAGATGATAGAATCCGCCTTCTTTTAGTGTAATAGGATCCCACGGTTCTCTAACAATATACATGAACACCGAAGGAAATATAATGAAGTCGCATATACACACAACAAAGTATTGCCATGCAATGGCTGGTCTCCAATAAGACTTCAGCCAAGTTTCTTCTTTCATCTTAATCTTGCAAACTGCCAATGCATACCGTCACAGCGGCGCTCGTCTAGTGTGTCTTTGTCGCCATCCCAATCACCGCCCCAAACTGCTCCTGTTCTTGACCATGCATCCAGAACTTCTGGAAATTGTTTGAAACGAGGAGTATTGTCCATGAGACTGTTGTTTGCTGGATCGAGGTCGATAGCACAACCCCATGAGTGCATTGATAAGCTGTTGCCACCACGCATCAAGCGATAGTTATAACAGCCAGCAAAGATTGATACACCCCAAGTGTCTAATGTTTTTTGTTTACCGCCTGCGGCCTTGAGTAAGTTGTTAAATGCTTCTTGGAAACCAACGAGACAATTCTTGTTTACTTTGAATTGAGCTACGGGTTTGCCAGCGTATGTGATACGAAACGGTGGTTTAAAAAATACCAGATATTCCGATTCCCATTTTGCTGATGGTTGTGTTACGTTCTTACCGCGTGGATTTCCATAGAAGGAATCGCAATCGCGTTGTAATGGCCAATGTGTCATATGTTTTTTCCATATTTTGCGAAACACAGCGCACCTGTGTTTTCGTCTTCTATAATAATAGCACCCTTCTTATTCTTTTTTGCTTCCATACGTATGTGATGGAATGTATCGTCTTCATCTAGATATTTGCGCCAGTGTTTACCTTTGCGCTTTGCTTCTCTAATTTGATTGAATACTCTTGATGGAACAATATATGTTTCCACACCAAGAAAAGGTTTGCCGCGCTTTACTACTGGCATTAATTCAGAAGGTCGACCAGGCAAGCTATTAGGTGTTAGTCCTGCAACACCAGTTCCTGCACCAACAGCATTCGCAGGCGCATCTTCATCAACATATGTTCCTATTGCAGTATTCTTGCCTAGAGAAATTGGCTTTTCTTTTCTTCTAGCAATTATCTCTTGACCCATAGCTGAGAAAGGAGCTGACATTCCACCATCTGCTGATGTTCCTGCGCCTGCTAAATTCTCTTTGATCTTTTTTCTAACTAACTTCATTTTAGTATTGACAACCTCTTGACAACGTGGTATATTGGCTATGTCAGCCAGCATATGAATAACTTTAAATATCTCTAAGACGTTTACCTACAAACAAGTCAATGGATACATTATACGAATGAATGTTCTTACCTTTGATTCCAGTTACTGTTTCTGGCATGTAACCAAGAAAGATTAGAAACGTCTTTAGTATAACATAATCTTGTTCATCTAGTTTGAAAAATAACATTCTAACAGCATTTCTAGTTCCAAAAACATTAGAGAGGATGATAATGTGGTTAAGTATCAGCCTCTCTTTTAGTTCCCCATTAGTTTTGTATCTCTTAATAAGTCTCTTTACATACTTAATACGCTTTAAGTCTTCTTCAAATTCACTCATTATAGCATTAGGTGAGTCATAGCACTTCATTGCATATAACAAGAAGTTCTCATCATTCAAGTTTTCAATCATTATTTCTTTTTAGCTTCTGCTTTCTTTTTTGCTTGACGAGCTAGTTTTCTTGCAGTTCGATAAGCTGAAGTTGTAGGCGTCTTTGTTTCTTTTGCCGGCACTTCTTTAAAAGCTCTTTCATTATCATAAGTCTGCTTTTCTTCACCTAACTTTTTGTACATTTTTCCAAGACGATCTCTGTGCTTGTCTTCATCTCTTGTATCGGTTGGTCCTGAGCTTTTATTTTTCTTGCGCTTCTTTCTAGTTTTTTCCCAGGCCTCACCATGCTTTTTCATGATATGATCTTTCATATCATCTTTACTCACTGATCCTTTACCACGAAGTTCATTGAGAGTTTCTTCTTTACGCATCATGTTAGGAAGTGTTACCTTCTTTGCACCCATCTTCTTTTTAGGATCAGGCATAGGTTCTTCATTCATCTGAGTAAATGTTTTACCTTGCTTCTCATGCTCAATATAGGAATCAACGTCATCTGATTGCTTTTCAGATTTCATTTTGTTGACTAGCTTATAAAGCATTTTGGAGTGAGAACCCATAGAATGTTCTTCTTGTAATTCTTCATCACTTTCTACTTCCGATTCATAATCAGATAGAATTTCATCTAGTTCTTCTTGGTTACAAAGACATGTAAATACATCATACATACCTTTTTCGTTTAATGACCATTCGAAGTAAACAAAAAGTGGAGAGTCGCTGGCGGAAACAACTTCTCCCTGATTATTCATTCCCATCTTTTCACCAAACTGAGAGACCTCAAAAACATCGTTGCCGTGATTTTGATCTAGAAAGACACTCTTTGGAAGAAAGATTTTATAATAGGCCAGTACCTTTCTAATCTCTTCAAGTGCGATGTATGGTGTTCTACAATCACAACCAGTTGACAATTCTAGATTAGAGTTGATTGCATCTAATACAGATGGATCTTTAATAGAAATACCACCATCAGAATTAAATACCGCCGGATCAAAATCTTCGTTTAGATATTCTGTAAATCTCTTCATTGGTTACCGCCGTCCTCTATTATGGGCTCTGTGGGAAATACTTGTCATCGCCTGGATCATCGCCAGTTATTGAACCCATAGCAACTAGGGTTTCGTACTGTACGCGACCTGCGCGACCGCCAAGACCTACAGAGAATGTAGCAGGAGCAATGTTAGAACCGCCTGCGATTACAGTAGGAGCAACGTTGAATCCTGCACCTGGACTATTGATTGTGATTGATGCGATTACATTCTGACGAGCATTTGAAGAATATGATTGCATTGAGTTTAGTGAGTTGGCAATTGTATATGAAACGTTGATTGTTCCATCACCACCACCACTGATTGTCAAGAAGCCAGCGGCATTGTAGCCCTGACCACCGCTTGTAATGGCGATAGATGCGACAGGTCCTGTGCCAATCTTCTGTGATACCCAACCAGCGTGAGCAACTTTTTTACCATCTGCTACTGTATTACCTGCTTCTTCGGCATTTACGCCATAAGTTGCACCATAAAACTTTGCAGTATTGGCCGCGCTTCCGTTGATTGTAGAGTTTGAAATTCTATATGTAGTGTTAGCAAACTTTGGCTTATTATTGCCAGTTCTGCCATCTAAATTACCCCAAAGTGACATTTATTTTCTCCTTATTGTGTGCCTATCATAGCCGAATCTTGTTCTGGTGTAGTATTTATCATAGTTGACTTGGTATTAGATTTTTCTTTTTTTTCTTCAGTAAATCTATACCTGTCGGGTTTGTTTCTTTGATGACCTAACTTAGACTGAGACGCCATACGAGGTGCTGTTAATTTCTTAGCCACTCTGTAATCAGTGGCTATAGCACCTCTCTTAAACTCATGCAAAGTTTCTTCTTTTACACCATGATGAATTTCTTTTGTTGATGTGTCGGGCGCTCTATTAGGACTAGCAGGATCTTGTACATCCGCACCACTTCCTTTATATGATCCGCCCGAACCAATCTGTTTTTGTTTGGCTTCACGGAGAGATTTAATCATCGCCGCCAATTTTTTGTTGTTCATTATTTTTCTCTACCTGTTCCAGCTGGACGCTTTACTCGAACGGCAGCTTTCTGTTTGATAGTTGTTCCTGATTTTACACCACCCGGACCTTTAGTAGGTTTACCATTTGCACCAACAGTGTTATCTCTTTGATCTCTTGTTTGTGGTTTAGACCTTACCGCTGATACTGCAACAGGCTTAGCTGCAACAGGCTTAGCTGCAACAGGCTTAGCTGCGACAGGTTTAGCTGCGACAGGTTTAGCTGCGACAGGTTTAGCTGCGACTGGTGCCGGTGCCGGTGCCGGTGCTGCTGGTTTTTGGGGTGTTTTCATTCCATATGGCTGTGCTGTAGCTCCTGATGGTTTTGCTAAAGCGCCTGACTGAGGAACTCTACTTTGGTCTTTTGGTGGTTTAGCTTGAGCTGCTGGTGGTTGATTCTTATTCTTCAATCCATATGCGGCTGCACCAACAGCCGCCGCAACGCCACCATACTTAAGAGCTTTACCTAATCCGCCAAATCTACTTGTCTTAGCAGCGGTAGATGCTGCTGATCCTGCAACAGCAGGAAGACCTGGTCTATTAGCAACAGCCGGAACACCTGGTCTATTAGCAACAGCCGGAACACCCGGACGAGTTACAGTAGCGGGTTGAGTTGTTTTTCTAACAGCTACACCGCCTTTACTTGGTCCATAGTTTTCACTACCTTTTCTTGCTTGTGCAAGTTTGTCGCTAAATCTACCACCAGCAGTGCCTGGCTTACTATACTTTGATACATTTGCGGCCGCCGTTGATGCAGCACTACCACCTTCTTTAGCAGCAGGTGATACAGGAGTTGCTCTTGCTTTTGAAATAAACTTATCAACAGCAGTAGGTGCTTTTGTAGCAGCCGTAGAAGCAGGTTCTCTTGCTGCTTGAGATACAGGTTTTACAGCGGAAGGTGCAGGAAGAGCTTTTGTAGCGCCTGCGGCCGCTGATGATCCTGCAGCAGCTTTACTGCCACCTTTAACTGCATTATAAACTGCTTTACCAGCTTTTAATGCACCGCCTACCAAAGCACCGCCTGCCAAACTAAGACCGGCATCAACAGCCGCGCCTTTATAGTTGCCTTGAGTTGCTTTATCAAAAGCGGTTGCGCCAGGAATTACAGCTTTTGCAACATCAGCAACCGGTTTCATTGCGGTATCAATTTTTGCTCTTGCTGCGGCCGCATCTTTTGGAGCAGCCGCAGCACCTAGACCATAGTCTGATCTGGCTTTTGCAGCCTCCGCCACGACCTGTCCTTCAACAGAAGCAGTTACGCTCGAATCATGGCGGTTATTAAAACCCTCGTTCATCTTCTTTTTAGCGATGAACTTCTTAATAATAGAATTGGCTTCCGCCATTGGTTTCTTTTTATGTGTTCCTGCTCTTGCATGAGCTAGATCATTTGCTGTGAACTCTGGTTTACCATCAAGATTAGCAAACTGTTTCTTTGTCATCTTGACTTTTTCATCAAGTTCTTCTTCATTTACTTTCTTACTTTTATAAACTGTCGATGTTGAAATATTATAATCTTTACCACCTAGTTCTTTGTTTTTACCTAGATCCTGACTCTTTATCTTAGTTGTCAACGAGTCGCTGCCCGACTTATTTACGTCCTTATCTACGTTATGATATGTCGTGGTTCCTCCACTGAAGACATTCTTTGTGTCCTTAGTCATGATGGTTCTATCAGAATTTCCATTCTTTTCTGTTTTTTTGTAAGAAACATCAGGAACATTAATTCCCTCTGTCAATACAGACTTATAAGCGGCATCCCACTCATGCTGACGTTCATGTGGAAGAACCTTGCGGTCTTGAATACCGAACTTTTCGTTTACTAATTTAACTGCATCACGTTCAGCTTGGTTCTTTTTCATTACCTCTTGAACTACACCAATTAATGGATCATTTTTGTTAAGCATTTTAGTTGTCCTCTATGGATTTATCTATATTTATTGAATTACTATTCTTCGCAGTTCCAACGTCTAAGCGACATAGCCTTACGTGTTGGCCTGCCTTTTTCGTCTTTCATTGGGCCTTTCATTCCGCCCATTCTTGCACAGAATGACTTGCGGCGCTTGGCTGCTTTGCTGCCCTTCTTTAACTTAGATGGCGGAGTTGTGACTGCTGTTTGAATGCCAAAATGCTTTGCGCCTTTTCTTGTCAGTCCAGCACCACTCTCTGTTGATCTGTAAAGACCTTTTGAATCAGCACCACGCTCATGAAGCTGCTGTTCTGCAACTTGCTTTGCTTTTGCTGTGGCAATTGCAAAAGCTTTATCTTTTGGCATACCCTTACGTTTCAGAGCCATAACAATCTCTTCGCGCTTATTCGTTTCATTGGAAGTTAATGTCTTTTCATGAATATCATCACTCTTGCGTTGAGTTGGTATCATACTCATATTGTTGACTCCACCTTCCATGCCTTCGCGTAACTTCTTCATCGATTTCTTTTCGGTATGCTTACAGCCACAACCAGCTTCTTCAAGACGAAGTGCAGCTTCAACAAGTTTATCTTCCCAAAGATCGCCATACTTGTCTGCAAACTTCTGTTGCGTCTTTTCAGACTTCATCCACGTAACAATACTTTCTGACAAACCAACTGAGTATGCAGAACCATAACCAAAGCCATATGGAGTGCCCGCGCGAGGTACAGCAATAGTTGGACCAATACCGTCAGCGCCAAAAGCCATACCGCCCTGTACCGAAGCTTCTGATGCTTCTTGATTTAGTTTCTTTTTAACACTTATTTTCTTTCCGGATGGCTTATTGCCCATTGACTGCATAAACTGCTCGAATGCTTCATTTGCAGGCACACAGTTTGGCACTTCTCTGCCATTCTTCTTTTTCTTACCGATCATCTCGTAGCCTTTCCAGCACGGATCGTTCTTCATCTTCTTTTCCTCGTTCATTGTTTGAACCCTTACTAGTTTACCACCTTTACTGTGGAATAATACTTTGTTTTCGTTACCTACTTTACGACCAAATCTACCAAATCCATAATAAGATAAGCCAAGTCTTCTGGCCTGTGTCATCAAGTCATTGTCTGGCTTATGCACAACTTGCGGAACATCCTGACGAATTTGAGTGAGACTTTTATATCTCTTTGGTTCTTGATAGCTTGTAATGCCACGCTTCTGTGCTTCGCGCTCAATCCACTTCTTAGCATTTGGATTCGCATTCTCAGCACGAACAAATTGCTGTGCCATGCGACGAACACGATTGAAGTTTGATTGAATCTTTTCTTTTTCTTCTGGAGCAACCTTACGCATGTCTGCTGTATTGTCGATCACTGCAAAATTTTGATTGCCAAAAATCTTCTGTAATTCACCAATATTCTTCTGTGCTAAGTCCCACTTCTCTTGACGAATGTTTGGAGAATTATCAGGCACACCTTGCTTATCGGTACCATCAGGCACTTTACGCTTACCCATCTTACCGCGCTCAACGTTACGCTCACGCGATACTTCATTGGAAGTGTTTACGAATACCATCATAGTTTCGTAACCATCATTTTCCAAATTCTTCTTGATGGTCTTGATTTTTTCCAGATCGTCTGCTGTACCATTAATGATAAGACCTAAACGTCCAGCCAAAGATAATCTTTCTTGTTCTTTGGTAATGTTCTTCGCGCGGCCGCGAACGATATCACGTTCAACTCTTTCTTCGTCTGGCATTTCAAGATCAAGATCGTTCTTCTGCATTAGATACTCAAACGCAACGTCCGAATTGATTTCTTTCAAGCCTTCACCAGTAAGAACCGAATTCATAACATAGTCTTTACCAGAACCTGGGCCACCAGCTAAGAAGATAGCCTTAAGCTTACCTGGATCATTGATGCCTTCGTTTATAGTTTCCTCAGAGACATAACTTTTACTAAACATGTCAGGATTAGATTTAGCAAACCAACGCATAATCTTGCCAGCTTCGGAGTTGGCTTCGTTCTCAATATCAGAACCTGTGGCACCTTCTTTGGCAATATCTTTACCTAGTCTGCCATCTTCGTTCTGCTTATGATGTACAAGCTCATGAGCGACAGAACGGAATATATCCATCGGATGTCTATTGGCTGTGGATATGGACAATTCGTTTGAACCTGGATTATAGGCCGCAAATGAATTATAAGAATCATTTTCTGTCTTATATTTGACAGAAGGCATAGATTTTAGACCAAGTTTATCAGAAGCAAAAGACACAAAAGAGTCTAGCATAGGCGCCAGTTCTTTTCGTGTAATTTCTTCCTTTAATTGCTTTAATGTTTTCGTTTTTCCCATCATATTGCCAATCTTGGTCTTCATTAGCTTATGAACAGAGGCATCGTATTTGCCAAATAAATCTTTGATGAACTCTTTTTGCTTCTTATCATCCAAAGATACAAACTGCTTTCTTAGTTCGGATGCGGATGTAGCCGGCTTACCTAGAACATCAAATGTAAATGTTGGCGTAACGACTACATAACCAGTCGGCATAGACTGATCGCCAAATGGCTTCAGCTTCTTTTCATTGCCTTTATATGGTTGGAGATAGCCGGGTTTACCAGATTTGGTCGGCTTGAATGAGAACCGAGGGTCTTCTTCCATGTCTTTTTGCGACACAGCAAATACTAAAACCGTCGTCTTTGGATCGTAGTCTTTGAGGATTTCGCGGGCAATGTAAGGATTTGTGACTTGTTTAATATCAGATGATGGCACTCCCGCAAGACTCATCATCTTCTTTTTCTCTGCAAAGTTGAAAGGACTCTTTGGTGCTTCTACTTTATCAGACGTGGCAATGACTGCACTGCCAAACTTATTCTTCAGCCACTGATATACCTGAGCGTGACCCTTATGAAAGGGCTGAAAACGCCCCGGATATACTGCTAAAACTTTCATTACTTCCCTCTATAGGAACTCTTATCTATAGAGTTATTTAGTGTTTTTAATATCTATTCGTAGATTTTACGTTTGACAGTTGATTTGGTTAATGAAATGATACTCTCGACCAATGCTTTCTTGGGCATATACTTACTCACTTTGCCATCTTTTACCAGGTATCCAATAGCTTCCACTTCAGGATACATAGCAGCTACCTTGTATAGTATATCCAGATTCTTCTCATGATCATCCCACATACGAATACGATCCCACTTACCAGAAGCGAGATACTTCTTTATGATAACGCCCTTATTGATATGTGCTGGTGAGCTAGGTTTAAGCTTGGCCAAGTTGCCAGAGCGTTCAACATAGACATGATCAATGGGAAACCCATGATCACGAAAAGCTTGTAGGAACTCTTTATGATCATCGAAGTCTGCTCGGGCGGTAATGATGATAGAGTGGGAGTTTTCCGATTGATTCATAACAACACTTTTAGCCCTATCTAGAACATTGCTGATTGGCTTAAACGTATCACGAAAGATTTTACCAGAACGAAACTGAGAGAAGTCTAGTTCTTCGCCTTGACCGAGCTTATAGTTGTTATACTCGCCTGCTGCGAGAGACTTGATCACTTTACCATTTTTCTTAATGTTCACTTTCGCGGATGTCTGACCTAAAGTGTCATCAATGTCCCACACATTCAATGTGCGAACTTCATTCTTATGCTTTTTCTGATATTCACTATATTTCATTTGGACCAATTCTTTGTGGCGTTGAAGTTTGCTTGTGAGAATTCCAATCGATCTACAAGTTTAACTGCATTACCGATCTTATCGATAGCAACAAATCCTTCAGGTGCTGTTACTTTAAGTCCAGTGGAATCTGTTCTGAGATATGTTCCAACAGAATCTTGGACTTGTTGTAGTTTTCTCACAATCATATTTTTAGCACGAACCAGGAGATTTTGCAAGTCAAAAATCTTCTTTAGCTCATTTTTATTTGACTTGTAGAATTCCATTACCACTTTCTTTTCCATTTCACGTTTCTGCTTCGTGTCAGCTTTCTTTGCTTCCAGAATAGACTTGTTCAGCTTCTCTTCAATGGAAGCAATAAGTCCAGCCACATGCTGCGAGGTATTTGTAATCTCTTTTCCTTCGCGCACTTTGGAATTATTCCATGCTTTGATTGCAATCTTGTAGGTATCGTTTGTCGCAATTGTGTTTAAAGTACGTGCAGATATTGTTCGGAACAATGATCCGGCTTGTGACAGAGTAGAGTTAAGAGTATCTGTTTCTTGTTTTGTGAATGTCGCTGTGCCGGTTGCATCAACAAATGATGCATCACGATACCAAACATTCATAGAGGTTTTAAACTTACTGATATCAGCGCCAAACGATGCTTCCATATCTGCCATTGTTCTTCCGACATATGTTGTATGCCACACAATACCCATCTTGGATCTTGTTATTGATCTTGCAAGATCAGATTCGGCTGGTACTGCATAGACTATTGTGTTTGGTTGAAAGGTAACATATGACTTGCCGTCTATTGTTTCAGTCTTCAGATCTGCTGAGGTAAACATCATATCGCCTTGTATTACGCCATTGATGCCTAGTTCAGGCAAATATCTAAGAGCAACTTTCAGCTTGGCTTTCAGTCCTTCGCCAGGATGATTTTTATCAATATCAGCATTTGTATAGTTGAGCTTTGCATTTTGAGCAAACACGCCTTTGGTACCAACAAAGAACTTGCCGTTCTCTGGATTGATACCAGCAAAGATAGCGGGTGCGCCATCCCATTTAGTTGTTAAGTTGACAGTTCTACCAGTAGCATGACCAGCGAGCATATCACGAAGAGACTGTAGAAAGGATATTGCCCCTCTTGTGCCAGAAACTCCTCCATTGAGTACTTCGTCCTCCAAGTGTTCTAAGTGAAGGTTCTTACCTTCTTTTGATTCTGTTAGATAGTCTTGATAATTGATCATTACACTTCCACTATTACTGCGCTTTTCGGGACACTATCTGTTATGACAATACGACCTGCGCTATCACCTCTTGACGGTGATTTTCCATATATCTTTGGAATACCACCCTGTTCAGCATCAGGATCAAAAGTCTGATCTTCTCTTCTTGCTCTCAACCTGAAATACAGATCGTGAGTTTTGGCATATGTGCTAGATTCTGTTAGTGTGCCGTTCAGAGTTAGAATATTAGTTTTCTCATCATATTTTGCTCTGACATCCATAGGCCCAATATACATGTAATCAATCGGACCTCCCATGGCTTTTGTACCAACGACAATCTTTTCTTTGTTATTTCTTGAAATTTTACCATAAACGTCTGGCACTTTGTCGCCAGCTTCTAGACCCATGGCTAAAAGCTTTTTGTGAGCGGCTTTCATAAACTTACCGGCAATGCCAGGTATAATAGCTTCCAAACCCCTCATACCACCACCGGCCAAAGAAGGAGCTGCTTCGCCTTTCAATGATAAGTTTATATCTTTCTTGTTCTTAGTGGAAAAAACAACGTCAGTATATGGTTCGGAACCACTCGACTGTCTACCGGTATACTTTTTAGCATGAGAGATATTATCCAACTTCGTGTTACCAGCAACAACATTTACTGATTTTTTCTTACTCTTTTTAACAGCATCATTAATAGCTTTAACTACCGCATTCTCTTGTCTTTCCGCCGACGCACCTGCCATATTATTTCTCCTTTTTACTTATTTATCTTTCTCGTCCTCAAACTCTTTCCACTTACCTAGAGGACAAGAGACAAAAGGCAGCAAAGTTTTATAATCCATGAAGCATCCACACTCCGAACACTGAGAGTTTACGCGATTAAACTTATCACATTCTCGGCAAATTGCAATTCTTTCGTCTGAAATTTTAAAGCGATTTTTAAAAAAGTTTCTCATAAGGCATCTCCAACGGGATTATATATAGCTATGTATATTATTATGGAGTATATAATGTCTGACAAAATCTATGTGCAAATTGCCGCCTACCGTGATCCAGAGCTTCTTCCTACCATCCGCGACTGTATCAAGAGAGCGGACAATCCAGAAAATCTTGTATTCGGTATTGCCTGGCAAAGATCAAAAGATGACGAGTGGGATACGTTAGAAGAATTCCACAATGATCCTCGATTTCGTATCGTTGATATAGACTATAAAGATGCTCAGGGTACATGTTGGGCAAGACACTTATTAAACGAAGCTTACGGCGGTGAAAAGTATACGCTTCAGCTGGACAGTCACCATAGATTTGTTCGCGGCTGGGATACAAAGTGTAAGAAGATGATGGACGATCTAATTGAGGCCGGTTATCCTAAGCCTCTTCTAACAGCTTATGTTGCTTCATATGATCCTGACAATGATCCAGGATCTAGAGTAAAAGAGGTATGGCGTTTAACATTTGATAGATTTACACCAGAAGGCGTTGTCTTCATGTTGCCGGCACGTGTCGAAGAAATTGATATGCACAAGCTGCCTATCCCCACACGTTTCTTCTCAGCCCATTTCATGTTTTCATTTGGAAAGTTTATTGAAGAAGTTCCATATGATCCTAATCTTTATTT